GGCCGCCCAGGCAAAGTGCGCACAGCGGCCACTTGTTCCTCCTCCTTTGCCCCGCTTTGCGGGGCTTTTTATGCCTTTTTGAATACCGCCCAGACAAACACGCCAACAAAAGCCAGCACGAGTACAGCGCTGGCAAACGCGAGCGCGGCCAGTGAATAACTTAATATGCTACACATGGGAGTCCTCCCGCTCTTTCTGAATAAGGCGCAGCACAGAGATGGTTTGGTCAGCCCAAGTTTGAGGGCAGCACTCTCCGCGCCGGTGGCACGCAAGTGCTTTGGCCAGCAGATGTTCCATTGACTGCATCAGCTGGCGCTCTTGGTAGATCTCGACTACGGCGTTCGCAATCGCGTTTTCAAACTCGTTACCGTTCACGTCGTGGCACCCAATGCTTTACCTTTTCCCAAGCGTCCTTGGCTTTCCGTTTGGTCGTCTTGTGCTCGCGTCTAGCCGCCTTGCACAGCCGCTGCAGGTACAGCCAGGCTTCTTCCTCGTCATCGTGTCGACGCCAGGCCTCGGATTCTTTCTCGGTGCTCATAGCGTTTCTCCTGTCAGTCGACTGGCGATGCCGTCGACGTACTCTTTGATGCCTTGGTCATCCCGATCGGTATACCAGTCCATGCTCGACTTGCCGGCCTTGATCCGCACCAATCGCAGGCCGTGGCGCCGCCGTTTCATAATGCGGTATGTCACCAGATTGCGGGTTTTTTCGTCCATGTACGCCTTGACAATCGCTTTCACGCGGTTGGGCGACATGTCGAGTTCCTCTGCGATGGACTTTGCTGCCATGTGTCGGCAGCTGAACTGCTGGTATTTCTTGACGATCTCCGCCCTAGTGCTTTGACGCATTGAGAGCCACCCCCCAGTCGTTTGCCAACGCCCGCAGCGCCTCGTCGTTGTTTTCCCCGATGCCGGCCAGAACGATCTCCCAACGTGACGGGTCGGATAAACGACCCGACCGGAACCAGTTTTTGGTCGTGCGGTAAGGCACACCGGTGAGCTTCGCCATTGCGTATGCCGACCGATAAGCCTCGATTACCTTCGCATGCTTATTCATCATCTGCCTCATAGGCCCGCTGCATGTAGTGATCTTTTACGAAGTCGAGCAGCCCCAGCACTGTGGCTACAAGCGTGTCACTGGGCATTTCCTCGTCGATTTTTTGGACGATGGCTTGGACCATCCGCTCGACCCTGGGGTCGCCGTTATAAAGATTCTGCACCTTGTCATTCATCGCATTCACCCTTGTAAGCCGGCCACCCGGCTTCGCCGTTTGTGTCTTTGTATAGCTGCACCATCTCGCAGTAGCGATCCTGCTGGAGCTGCTCCTCCTCGACGTCCATCGTGCCGACTAAACCGTACATGCCGAGAAAGACTAAGCCGATCAGAACGTATCGAATCTTCATGACATCATGCTCCGAGCAACAATGGCATCCGAACGAGTGGTGGTGCCTGTCGCGATTCGCTCAATGAGCGCGTCTCGACGTTCTTTGTACCTTTCATCGTTCTCGCGCATCGCCGTGTTAAGATGCGTCGCCGCCTGTGAGATGCATGCCATTGCGTTTCGGACGGCCGCTTCCTCGGCGCTATCTTTGCCTAGCTGCTCATGCCATTCGTCTAGATGCTCGAATAAAGTGTGGGCTTCTCTGATCAAGTCTTTATAGGTTTCGTTGTCCATGTGCATCGTCGCTTCCCCTTGTGCTCGGTCCGGCGCTACGCGCCGGCCGTGTTGATGACTTCCTGGTATGTCCAGATGCGGCCAGTTCCGTTGTCGTTGACACGGTAGCCGCGCTGACTGTTGGCATAGCTGCCTCGGCCGTCAGGAAGTGCTGTGATGCCGATAATGCTGACGCCTTTGACTTTCAGTGCGCGGCGGATTTTGATGTTGAAGTCTTTCATGGTCGCTTCCCTTTTTCGTTGACTGCAGGGGCTATTATAAGGCTAACCGTGGCCCTATGCAAGGGGTTTAACCAGTGCTCCCGAATCCGCGCACATCACGGTGCGTTTTGCCGAGCTCATCGACCGCCATCAGGTTGACCGGCTCATACCGCTGCACCACCAGCTGTGCGATACGGTCGCCAGTGCTGATCTCGAATGGCTTGTCGCCATGGTTAACTAGAACCACGCCGATTCCGCCTCGATAGTCGCAATCAATGACCCCCGCTAACGTGTCGATCCCGTACTTCACCGCCCAGCCCGAACGCGGCCAGACGAGCCCAACGTGATCAAATGGCAGCGCAACGGCGATGCCAGTCTCGATCGTAAGATAGTCGCCGGGTCCTATCGAAGCGTCCTCAGCAGAATAAAGATCAAGGCCAGCCGCCCCAGGGGTAGCCCTAGTTGGCATAGTCGCGGTGTCCATTAGCAAAGATACTTCGACTGTTTTCATGCTGTGCTCCTGTAGATAAGCCCGGCGCTGGGCCGGGCTGTTGATTGTTAGAAAGGCAGGTCGTCGTCTAGCTCGGCCGGCGGCTCTTTCGCCGGTGAGGGCTGCTCAGGTCGCGATTCTTTTGCCGTGAACGCCAGCGAAAAGAACTTGCCTGCTTTGCCTTCTTTAATCCATGCACTAAGCCAGTATTCTTGTCCGTCAATCTTTACGTCTCCCCGGTAGTCGGGCTGCGTTTCCTTTTCTTTGCGGTCGTTCTTGAAAAGGGCTCCACTTAAATCACGCTTTTCCACGTTGATACTCCTAGCTTGCTGTTTGTGAAAGGTTGCTGGATGCTTCGGTCAGCAGGTAGTACTTCGCATACTGCTTGCCGTTGACTCTGACTGGCTCGCTCGTGATGACGTGCCCTTGGGTGCGCAGGTCATGGATTCTCGCCGCCAGCCGTAAGCACATGCAATGTTGCATGGCGTCCAGAGCGGTAATCGGCCCTCGCTTAAGCAACGCGAGTATAGCTTCGTTCTGACTCATGGTTATTGCTCCGTCAGATCAACTTGGAAAAACTTTGTGCCTGGTTTGCGGTACTGCTCGAGGTCCACACCTGCCAGCTGCTCTTTTTGCACCCGCTTCCAGTCGACAGAACCATTACGGCTGATCTCTTTAACGCGAACGCCGCATCCATAGGAATACGACCCCGCTGCACAGTCAATCAGGCGCTGTTTTGCCTCTGACAGCTTCTGTGCGGCTTCGTCAGCGGCTTTTTTCGCTTCCCGGTAGGCCTCGGCCGCCTCGCGCCACTCCTCGTCGTCACGAGCTTCCACAGTCGGCCAGAACTCTGCCCATGCTTGCTTGATCTCGTCCCAGGCCTCGGCGTCCGGCTCGACCATGTATCCGATATACGGCTGATCGCTCTCCGGTTCGCCGCTCCAGACCAGAAAAAAGCACTCGCGAGCACCGGTCACCATCAACTGATGCTGGACTTGCATGTAGTCGTGCCGATCAATGTCGCCAGACGCAACAGTTTTCCAGCGATCCGACTCGCGGCCTTTTACTGGCGACTTGATCTCAAGCAGCTGTTCGCCGTCCATACTGATGCCGTCAACGCTGGCGCCAAAGCCTTCCCACTCGAAACACGCGGGCTGGTACAGCTCGCCGGTTGCTTCTTCGTAAGCCTGTCGTGCAATGGGCTCCTGGTCGTGGCCTCGCTGCATCGCCGCCGTGGTGTACGTGTTATCGGTGCCGCGCTTGGCGGCACGAATCTGCTCGGGCGACTGGAACGGGCTGATACCCATCACCGCCGCCGTTTCGCTGGCCATGGCGCGCTTACGGCGCCAGTCAAGCCAGGTTTGTGTTCCTTGCTCCAAGTCAACGCGGCTCATTTCGCTTCCTCCCGCTTCTTCTCCAGTGTCTTGATGATCCCGTGATACTTGGCAGCCGGTATCTGCTCCGGCTTCTTCACCCCGAAGTACGTGCAGATCTCGTTAATCGGCTTGCCAACCTCATCGGCCAGCGCCTTGATGTTCGCCGCCTGATCCGCAGTCACCGCCTGGCTGGCTGCGTTGCCGTCGTCATCTTCCGGCGCAATCCCGCAAGCAGACATGAGCGCATAGCGTCGGGCGTAGGTGAGCGCGGACCCGTAACCTTGGGCGTTGGCCCGCTCCGCCGCGACGTGCAACTGACCGCCGGACAGGCTCTCTCCAGACTCGTGTATAAACACTGTCTCGACGATCACACCGCCGTCGCAGTAATGATTGCGCTGTATAAGCGCGATGCCGTTGTCGTTCAGCGCGTCGATGACCGCATTCACACAAGCCGCCAGATCGGCGTACTTGTTCTTGAAGTGCGGGTTGACGGCGTCTTTGATGGCCGGCGAAAAAGCCCGCTGCGCCTTCACAAACGCGGCGGCAACCTTTGGCCGGTTCGCTATCTCGTCAAATGGATTGGTCATGTTCAGCTCCCCTTTGCTTCCTTTGGACTCGTGTCCAGAATAACATCACGGGGCCGGATGTAAACCCCTGTTTGCCGATATTGAGCTGACGGGACAGAATCCGCCCATGGATAAGTGGTCGGTCGGAATGTGGAACGGATACGTCGTCAGCGGCAAAACCCGCGACGAGCGGCGTGCTCGCCTTGAGCAAGTACCCGACGAGTACAAGCAGTCGGTCATCAATCACGTCGAGACCGTGTTTGCGATCCGCAGGAACGCTAAGCGAAATGGTCGAGTTAATCGTCGCTAAAGGTGCGTTGGTCCCGGCTGATGACCGGGCCCGCGCAGAGCTGCGCAAGATGAAGCTGGGCGTTGGCGAGCTCGTGACTGCAAAAATTAAACAACCGAGGAATGCTCGGTTCTTTCGCCTGGCGCATAAGCTAGGCGCTTTGGTGCGGCAGAATGTAGAAGCCTTCGAGTATCTTAGCGATCACGAGGCAATCAAGCGGCTGCAGTACGAAACCGGCGTCGAGTGCAAGATGATGCAGATGCGTGTGCCTGGGGCCGGGCTGGTGGATGTGCGTATCCCGAACAGCTTACGGTTCGAGGAGATGGACGAGTCGAGGTTCCAAGATCTTATGACAGCGATCTGCCGGCACCTGTCCGCCGAGTACTGGCCAGACTGCACACCCGAACAAATCGAGCGCATGGCCGAGGCGATGATCGATGAAACGTAAAGAACGTGATCGGCGCTTCGAGCGCCTGTTCGAGCTTGGCTGCATCGTCTGTCTGAACCAGGGGCGCGGATGGGTTCCACCCGAGATTCACCATCTAAAGGGCAATCCGTGGTCAGCGATGGGTAAACGCGCGAGCGATGCGCACACTATCCCGCTGTGCCCTGGCCATCACCGATACGGGGGTCACGGTGAGGTTGGGTTCCACCAGTCTCCGGCAGAATGGCGCGAGCGGTACGGATCTCAAGCCGACCTTTTTGTGCAAGTGGAGGAAATCATTGATTAGCTTCAAGGTGCCGGTCCCGCCGGTGGCAAAGGCCCGTCCACGTGTAACCATCCGCGGCGGATTTGCTCGTGCATACACGCCAAAAAAGACAGCGCAGTTTGAGCAGATCGTTGCCGACTGTTGCCCAGTGGCCGAGCCAATCACGACGCCATGCCATTTGTCCGTAACGTTTGACCTGCCGATCCCGAAGTCGTGGCCCAAGGCGAAGCAGCGGGCCGCCGAGTCCGGCGAGCTCAAGCCCACCAGCCGACCAGACATCGACAACTACTTGAAGGCTGTCTTGGATGCGCTCAACGGCGTCGCATACGCGGATGACTCACAGGTTATATCGGTCACTGCCATCAAGGCATACAGCACCGATCCATCAATTCATATCGTAATCGACGGATAGGGCTTTACAGCAACGTCGATTATGATTACTTTGTTTTGGCGCCGTGACAAGCGCAACGGACAAACGGTAAGTCAAAACGCTTTCAGCCGCTGGCTTGCCCGACCGTTTGGGTATGCCGCCCGTCCCGGAATTGTCACCGGGCAGGTCAGCGACTGAAGGCGTTTTTTTACGTCTAGGAGAAACAAATGAAACACAATCCATGGTTCCGGATGTACACGGAGGCGATAGACGACGAGAAGCTGCGCCTATTGGCCTTCGAGGACAGGTGGCATTACGTGGCCATACTTTGTTGCAAAGGGAGCGGATTGCTTGACGACGATAGCGAGAACCAGCTCCGGATGCGAAAGATAGCGGTCAAATTAGGCGTCCAGCTGCGTGAGCTTGATGAGATCGCCCGGCGGCTATCGGAAGTCGGATTGATTGATCAGGAGACCTTGCAGCCGATCAACTGGAATGCACGTCAGTTCAAGACTGACAGCAGCGCAGAACGGGTACGTCGTCACCGGGAATCACAGAAAAAACAGCAAGTTGATGGTGTGAAACGGCCAAGTAACGTTACAGTAACTCCCCCAGAGACAGAGACAGATACAGAAACAGACAAGAAAGCGGGCAAAACCGCCAAGCGGTTCGCCCCACCTACATGCGATGAAGTTGCTGATTATTGCAGCGCCCGCGGCAATCAGGTCGACCCGCAGCGGTTTGTCGACTTCTACGCCGCCAAGGGCTGGATGATCGGCAAGAACCGGATGAAAGATTGGAAGGCTGCGGTCAGAACGTGGGAGAGTAAACAGCCCAAGCAGGAAGCGCCGCGCAAGAGGAAGATGCTATGACAGAGATAGAACAAGCGCTGATCGTTGCGGCCGTTCTGGATAACGACGCGGCTATGACGGTCAACATCGGGCCCGAGCACTTCAGCAACCCAGCGGGCGCCGCCATATGGGATCAGATCGTCAAAAACCTGACGATGGGCAAAGCGGCGGACGGCGTGACGCTGCAGTCGGACTTGGTGGACCACCAGCACGTCCAGGCATTTGCAAGCGCCATGACCGTCACGGCAAGCCCTGCAAACATTCAGCATTACGCCGGCAAGGTTCGGGACGACCATCGGCGCCGGCAGATCAAGGAAGCCGCTACCCGAGCCATCGAAGATGACAGCCAGTCTCCCGATCAAATGGCAGCGACGCTGATGACGACGCTGCTGGAGTCAGACAACCCAGATCGAAAGTCGGACTATTCTGCGCGTGACCTGATGGCGAAAACCATCGAGCGAGTCGACTCCGCAGCGACTGGCCAGGCACTGGGGCAGCGTACCGGTTGGCGGTCTATCGACCAGAAGTTAGGCGGCTGGCACAAAGGTGACTTGACGATCGTTGCAGGGCGGCCTGGCATGGGCAAGTCCGTGTTTGGCATGAACGCTGCGGAACAAGCGGCAAGGCTCGGCGCCAAGGTAGGATTCGTCAGCACAGAGATGGATGCTGTCAGCCTTGGCATGCGGCTGGCGGCATCAAGCGCGGGGCTATCCATCACCGATTTGCGTCGGGGCCAGATTGATCAAGAAGGCTGGTCGCGTTTGGCTAAGGCTTCGAGCGACATCGCGAATCTGCCGTTGCGCGTTCTGGAGGCGTCAGGATGGTCCATGGCGCAGATTGTCCGGCAGTGCCACGCTTGGAAACGCTACGGGCTTGATCTAGTGGTGATCGATTACCTGCAGCGCACAAGACCGGACCTTAAGAGCGATCGGCAGGACTTGATGGTCGGCCGCATGGCGCAGGACTGCAAAACCATGGCAACCCAGCTGGAAATCCCGGTGCTGTTGTTGTCGCAGTTGTCCCGAGGCTTGGAAAGCCGGCAAGACAAACGACCGCAGCTTAGCGACCTGCGCGAGAGCGGGCAGATCGAACAGGAAGCGGACAACGTGATCATGCTTTACCGAGATGCCGTGTATGATGAAAGCGCTGACGAGGAGGCTGGCGAGATACTGGT